TTTACTATTGATCAGAATGACCGTATAGCTAAAGAGATCGAACGAGTAAAAGCGGATATTCGCACAGAGAAAGAGAAAAAAGACTCAGAAAATCGCGAATGGCTAAATAGAACTATAGTTAGAACAATAATTGGTTTACTTTTTGGTGGATTGATTCTTGGTTTTGCAAGTTTATTTAAAAATGAAGTAGCAAAAGCTGTTCAACAACAAATACAAGATAGAGACACAGGATCCTATTATAAAGATCAAGAGTACATAGAAGACTCTCGAATTTATAAGAAGATCTTTTTATTAATTTAAGGTACTTTTTGATTATTTCTTATTATTAGTTATTATTTGTAATTAATAATAAGGAGATAATATATGTACGTGTATGCTAACACTAGGAACAAGACCTGTGAGGTTGTTGAGTCTAGCGATATTCTTGATGCTATTGCAATTTCAAAAGGCAATGGAATTATCTATCTAACTGATGACAGTGAAGAAGGTGAAGATACTTCTGATCTTTCAGAACAAGAAGTTAGAGAACGTATGGATAATTTAATTGCTTGGAAAGATGGAGTTCTTACTAAGCTTGGGAAAACATTAATTATTGATTCTAATTTTAGAAATTATATTGATTAAGGAAAACTATGACTGGTCTTGATAGAGTTAAACAAAAGATTCAAGAGATTATTCTTATTTCTAAGATGAATTCAACGAATTCTCTTGATAAGTTTAAAGAGGTAAAGCCTCAAGAACCTGAGAAGTAATGTCTCAATGGCATAACGTAACAGAGATGAATCATTGTGTTGTCTATACTTTTATGAAAGATGGGATTAAACAGTATATACTTTTTGGTCCCGATTTATCTAAGTTTAAACAGTTTAATGATGGTCAAGAACTTGCTGATTACGCAACAACTCATAATCTAATTTTGCAGTTTAAATAATATTTTTACCTATTAAGTAACACTTAATAAGAGGTGACAATATGGGACTTGATATGTATCTTAGGATTGAAAATCTTGACAATCCTGAAGCAAACGATGATGAGATTGCAACTTGGCGCAAACATGGCGATCTTAATGCTTGGTTCGAAAGGCTATGGCTTACTAAGTATATGCCAGAAGAAACTACTCGTACAATTAAGTTTGGCGACGACTATTTTGACATTAGTGCATTTAATGTTGAAAAAGTTTATTTAGATCTAGAGGATCTGCAAGAACTTTTTGATGATTTGATTGCCCAAAGTTTACCAGTTGCTACTGGGCCTTTTCATACTGCTAATGCATCTAATCTAGATAGACTTGCATATGATCTTGAAGCCGTTTCTAAGGCTTGTGTAGAAGTTATTCTTGGAAAGAAAGTTTACTATATCTGTTGGTGGTAACATGGGAAGAATGAAAGACCTTGCTATTGATGAGCTTAATAGACTGGCTGACGAGTCATCTCAGTCTTCTGCTGAATACTTGGAAGATGAAGAGTCTTGGTATGTTGAAGACGATTATCTTTTTACAGAACAGGATGACTAATGAAACAAGAACTACAAGACGAACTTTATAAGAAATATCCTGATATCTTTTGCCAGCGGCATCTTCCAATGAGCCAGACATGTATGTGCTGGGGCATTGATACTGGTGATGGTTGGTATCAGTTGATTGATGATCTTTGTGCAAAGATTAAGGCTCATGTTGATGAGACTAAGCTTACGTATCCTAAGTACACTATTGAGGCTGTTCAGGTTAAAGAAAAGTTTGGAAGTTTGTGCTTTTATCTAGACTATAGTCAACCTACTGTTGATAAGTTTATCTCAGAAGCAAGAGCTCTTAGCGCTAAGACTTGTGACGTCTGTGGTGAGCCTGGACACTGCGGTTCCTACAAAGGATGGTGGATGACCATGTGCAAGACTCACAGTGATGAGCATATTGCACGTACTGGGAATAAGCTTGTAGAGCTTGACTATGAGGAAGATGAAGAGCAAGACGAGCCAGATGTTGAGTAATGTTTTACTCTGTTTATTTATGATTGGATTATTTACGTACACAGCAATACTACTTTATAGGAATTTAGATGACTGATTATGAAGATGATGTGGATTACAGCTTTACTTGGAACCATAGAGTTTTGAAGACTACCAGTGAGATCGAAGGGTCTGTTTATGAGGACTTTCGCATCGTAGAAGTCCAATATAGAAATAGATTAGTTTCTACTTACTGTGAGCCTTTTACAAGCGCTGAATCTCTTGATGAACTTGAAAAAGTACTTAATCAAATGAGAGATGCTCTTAGCAAGCCTATTCTTGTTCTAGAAGATTTTGCCGATCTAGATCTAGATGCAGAAGAGGAAGATGACAATGCCTGATGAATATGATCTAGAATTTAAGATTACTCAGCTTGAAAGACAAGTTGAAGATCTTATTACAAAGGTTGAAGACATCCGTGAAGATATTCAACATCTATTGAGTATGCAAAGAGAGGATAACTAATGGATAGTTTTTATACAGACATTGATATTGGTTCTACAATGGGTCAATTTTCCTTGCTTATGAGCAGGGGTGCTGGTTTCTATCCTGATATTGAAACTGGTTGGTCTATTGCAAAAATGCTAGATTCTAGATTTTTAGCTAAGGGCTACAATCTAGATGATTGCGATGTTTACACTGTTTACGCTGAGATTATAACAATTCTAAACGAGGCAGCTCAGGCCTCAAATTTTGACAAAGGAGAATAATTATGAGTGATGTTGATGGTACTGATCTTTCAAAGATTTCTAGTGATAGTATGAAGGTTATCGCCGAGGCTGCGATTGCTGCCGCTGCTCCTAGAGCTGGCTGGTTCCTGTCTCGTGTAGCTGCTGCAGTTCTTGCATTGGTCCTTCCCCTTCTGGGTGGCGTTGTCGGTTTTATGACTGGCCGTGCTACTACTGCTCCTGCTGCCGTTGAGGCTCCAGCTGGTTCAGGTGTTGGCTCTGGATCGGGCAGTGCAGCTACCCCTGAGGTTCGGACTGTTCCTTACGATGCTAAGAGTGTGGCCGCAGAGGCTGTTGTTGGTCCTCTTAGTGGTACCGGTGAGGTTTCTCATCCTGCTCATCCTGCTGATGCAGCTACTGCTGCTGAGGCTGACGCTAAGTAGAACTTGGTATGATTCCTGTGTCTAAGTAGGAATTATTACTAAGGAAGCATCATGACTGAAGGTTACATTACATATACAGATGGTTGGAAATATCAACTGGCAGAGGATTACACTTGTAAAATAAATGTAATTCCTCCTTTGAATGTCAAGACCGAATATATAGAACTTCTTGGTGATGGCACATTGACGATTCGTCATGGCTATGCATGGGATGGACCTTCAGGTCCAACTATTGATACTAAGAATTTTATGCGTGGATCTTTAGTTCATGATGTTCTCTATCAGCTTATCAGAGAAAAGCACCTTCCCCTTTCTTACAGAGAGAAAGCAGACCGTCTTCTTCAAGAAATGTGCAAAGAAGATGGTATGTGGGCAATTAGAGCTTGGTATGTTTATCAAGGTGTTTCTAATTGGGGAGAAGAAGCTGGGATTAAACATGGCAAACATAAAGTTAGTTATGCACCAAAGAAAATAGCTAAGAAAACTTTAGAATAGCAATATTCAAATATAAGTAATAAAGAAGTTCCAAGTAGAAATGCTTGGGACTTTTTGTTTATCTGTATTTGTTTACAATGTATTCTTTGATATTTGATTTTTAATTATTCATATTAGGATATTTATATGAATTACGATAATATTTTAGAATCACTAGAGTCATCTTCACAAGAAGCAGACTTCAACCTTATTTGGAATGCTCAGGCTGTTAATGTAAAGACTGGCAATGTTCCTACTCTATATATTGGCTATACTAAGCAAGAAGCATGGGAGAGTTGCAATGGATGTAAGCTCAGAGGTAACGGCTGTTATGCGTGGAGTGGTAGCGTCAATATTGGATCTAGTTCAACTAGGCGTGCCTATGCAAGAGGCGCTGATAAGACCTTATCTTACGCTTTGCAGAATAGACACAAGACCGCTAGAATGGTTCGTGTATCCGCCATTGGAGACATTGGAAGATGCTCAGCAACGCAAGCATCTGAGATCAAAGAAACTATTGGCAAAACAAAGCTTGAACTAGTAGGGTATACCCATCACTGGAGAGAAGAAAAAGTAGCTAAGAATTGGCGCGGTTCTCTTATGGCAAGTTGCGAAAAGATTAATGACGCAGATCTTGCTGTTGCCCAGGGATGGAGAGCTACAACGATTGTAGGTGAAGATAGTCCTCATGCATTTACTAGTCCAGCTGGTAATAAAGTAGTTGTCTGTCCAGCGCAAACCAAAAGCAGTATTACTTGTAATCAGTGTAGGCTTTGTAATGGTAGCAAGAAAGCTGCACCTATTATTGCATTTATTGCACATGGTAATCAAATGGAAAAAGCTTTAGCTTAAGGAGTTAATAATGACTGGTCCTTCGATTAATTCAGATCTTATTTTTCAAGTCTACAGACTTCAACAAATTGATCAGATTAGCAAGAGCGAATTGTATGACATGATTCTTCATGACTTGAATGGCCAGCTTCCTGGGCATCTATTGTCAACAATGTGGTATTTGTCTAATCAAATGGCAGAAGCAGTCAATGATACTTCTTGTCTTTGCATTCTAAATGCGTTTGTCTCGCTACTTAAAGCTATTCATCAGTTTAAAGTTGAGTATGCTATTGATGGAACAGAAAATTAAGATTAATGAAATGTTTAATATTTTGTGCTCCAGGCAAATACACAATTAAATCTACAAAACCTTGGTCTAGACGTTTGTCTGAGATGGGGTTTATAGTAGATAGAAAATTGTATGTAATAGCTAATAATAGTCTTGGTATTCGAATTCGTATTGATAATGCAGTATATCTAATTAATCGGATGACTGCAGTTTTAATTTACGTTGAACTAATAGAGGAATAATGGCACATTCGATGTATCTCTCAGGAGTGCTTGGCACTTATAATGTTGAGAATCCAGATTATATGTATATTAAGATTGTAAGTTCTGAGCCAAATAAAAGCTTTACAACGTTTATGGTTCGAATTCAAAAGGGTTCCCTTAGTGACAAACTTAAGGGTGTTCCTGCTGGAAGCGTTATTGGTCTTCACAATTGCAGGCTTGGGGAACCATATGTAACTAAGCCCTTTGTTCCAAAGGGACAAACAGAGGCAATTCGAGTTACATACAATCATATTGTGCATGTAGAAGACATTATTTGTCCGAATATGCAGGGAAAGACTACCAAACAGCAGTCTTTTACCAGTCAACAAATGGATGACCTTGTTGACTCTCTAGGATAGACTTTTTGATTTTTTTAATTTGTATTTTATAATTGGTTTTTAAACAAGGAGAATAAAATGGAAGTAAATACTCGCCGTCCCCAGATTATCATTTATGATGCGCCCACTGTGGGCTGCTACACTGTGCATCTGCCCAATACTGATCGTTCCATGACAGTCAGTGGTAAGCATTTTGCTATTGTTCTCAGAGAGCTTTGTTCGCTATTCCCAGAATATCACTTTGTTTATGAGAAAGATCCGTCTTTGATCTATGACGCAAAGGCTGATCGTCTTCTTGACTTTCGTGATGCTAGTAAACATGCGTTGATTAGCAATGGTATTGCATTGCTAGAGGCTGCTTGCTACGAAGCCCGTAGAGAGCTTACCTTGGCTGAAGATGAGAAGCGTACACCTCAGTACACTGAGCTTACAGGAAAGATTATTTCTGCGTTTATGACAGCTGACAAGTATTTTTGGACCCTTGAAGGAGTTCGTCGAGATAAGCCTAAGATTGATCTTAATAAGCCTGCTGTGCGTCCGCCTGTGTGGACTAAGCAATCTTCAGATTATGACGGTGATAATACCAATGAAATGCGCAATAAGGATGTCTGTTGTAAGCAGCAGGATCCATGTTGCAAGGGAAAACCTAAGGGTTGGGTAAAAACTAACCTACCTTTTGGTGTAGGTTATGGGTTTGATGGCGATATTAATGATATTGAAAAGTTGACTAAGGAACTTGAGGCAATCTTTAAGGGATTTCGCCGATAAGTTAAATATAAAATAAGGTAAAAATGCAGCAATATACTAAGCCGTTTCGGCTATTGATGAACGACAATCCTTTCTTTGGATTGTATTTATTGGGTGTCAATAAGTATGAGGTCGATCATTCGATTCCTATCGCGGCAGTTGCGATGGAGGGATACAACTTTAAGTTGTTGCTTAGAAAGGGGAGATATCTTGATATGCCCCCTGAGCATCAGGTTGGCGTACTAAAGCATGAGATTCTTCATATCTCGCTTGGCCACTTGAGTCCTTACTATCGTAACCGTTGTCCAGATCATAAGATCTTTAATATTGCTGCTGATCTTGAGATCAATCAGTACATTGAAAGATCAGAACTCCCAGAAGGCTGTATCCAGATGGATACCTTCCCAGATTACGACTTGCCTGAAAAGGCGGGTACTGTCTTCTACTATGATTTTCTAAAGCAGAAGATTGAAGATCTAAAGGGAGAGTATCCTGATGAGTTCTACGGCGATCCTTGTCCTGGTAATGGGCCAGACCAAGGGCCTAAGAATCCTGGTGATAGTCCTGATGGCGGTCAGGATGAGCAAGAAGGATCTTCTCCTGCTCCATCAGGAGATAAAGATAGTGACTCCGAAAGTCAGCCTGGGAAAGGTCCTTCAAAGGCAGATCAGAATCTAATGGATATGTATGGCCAGGGCGATCCTAGTCATAGTCAGTGGGACAAGCCAGACCTTGAGCCTGGTGAAGATTCTACGGGCTACTGGGAAGCGGTTGATGAGATCCGTCGTCAGCAGGTTCGTAGAGCTTACCATGAGACTATTCGTCAGTCTGGATCTACTGCTCGCGGCTATATCCCTGGTAATCTACTTTCAGAGATTGATCGTCTTCTTGAAAAGAAGGATCCAGTTACTAACTGGAAAGCTTACTTCAGAAGATTCATTGCTGCGAGTACTAGTGTAATTGTAAAGAAGACTAAGCGTAAGGAATCGATTCGCTTTGTCGGTCAGCCTGGTCTAAAGTTCAATCCTAAGCATAAGTTGCTTATTGCGATTGACACTAGCGGTAGCGTTAGCGATCAGGAGTTGGCAAACTTTATGGCAGAGCTAGAGTTTATCTCTAAGAGTGGCGCAAAGATGACTCTTCTTCATTGCGATGCTGCAATTGCAAAGGTTGAAGAATACTCTAAGAAGAACACTGTTACGGTTTATGGCCGTGGTGGCACTGACTTTGATCCTCCTGTTGAGTATATGAATAAGAATAAGAGCAAGTATACTTGTCTTGTTTATTTTAGTGATGGAGCATGTACTCCTCCGTCTATTAAGACAACTAAGCCCATTCTTTGGGTTATGACTCGCGGTGAACGTGAGCAATACAAAGAACAAAAATTTCCTGGCGATGTTGTTATTATGAAGGAAGTTCTTTAGAACTTTTTGATTATTAATTAAAGTAAAACAGATTAAAGTATTCTTTACTATTTATCCTAATACCTTATAACCAAGGATAAATAAATGTCTCAAATTAAGATCGATGATAGTCTCATTCTCAACTCTCGTGAAATTGTTACGTTTCTCGAGCACGTAATTCGCACCAATAGGGGTCTTCAGGACCGTGGCATGATGCCTACGGCTGTTAACATCGAGGGCCACGCTGGTCTCGGTAAGACTTCTACTGTTCTTCAGGTTGCTCAGCGCAATGATCTTCACATGGTCAAGATCAATCTTGCGCAGTGCGAGGAGCTTGGCGATATCGTAGGCTTTCCTGTGAAGGAATATAAGCTTGAAGATGGCACTTGGATTACTAGTGATCATCTAAATGTCGTTAGCACTGACCGTCTTGACGCCAATAACTTGACTGGTGAAGTCCGCATGGGCTATGCCGTTCCTGCTTGGATTCAGGGTCGTACTGACAAGGGCGGCATCCTTCTCTTGGATGACTACACTCGCGCAGACCCCCGTTACATGCAGGCTGTTATGGAGCTGATTGACCGTCAGGAATACATTAGCTTCAAGCTTCCCAAGGGCTGGACGATTATCCTAACTAGCAATCCTGCTAATGATAATTACATGGTTCAGGAGATTGACAATGCCATGAAGACTCGTTTTATTACGATTCAGTATGGCTTTGATGCAGAGACTTGGGCTACCTGGGCAGAGCAGAATGCGCTAGACCAGCGTTGTATCAACTTTGTTCTTAAGCATCCTGAGATTATGTCTCCTGAGAAGATTAATCCGCGTTCAATCGTGCATTTCTTTAATCAGATTAGCGACTTCAAGGACTTCAAGAAGCAGCTTAAGTTCATTCGACTTGTCGGTGATGCCAGCTGTGGTCCTGAGACTACCAGCCTCTTTATCAACTTCATTAACGATGAGCTAGATAAGCTTCCTGATATTCGTGCAGCCTATGATCACAAGGACGTTGATTTCCTTGGCAATCAGATCCGCAGCGCTACGAATACTGACGGTACCTATAAGGCCGCTATCGCAAGCATTCTTGCAACTCGTCTTGTAATTTTCCTTAATCAGCTTCACTCTAAGAAGCCTGTTGATAAGGGAACCAAGGATCGACTTACGCATATTGTGAAGGAGAAGATCTTTATGGAAGATCTGACCCGTCATATTTGTCAGTCTCTTATTGCGAATAATGATAAGTTCGCAAGTCTTGCAATGCAGCAAGAGTTTTCTAGCTACGTCCTTGGGGCGTAAGGGTAAGGATAACAATGATTGGGAGAAAGTCTAATTTAAAGTCTATTGTTCTCGATATTGTTGCAACTAAACCAAATGATTCTAGTACTTATTTTCTTAATAATATTAAGTATAATCTAGATAACATTTTGGTGTCCGAGTGGGATACAGCTTGTTGTATTCCCAACCAGGGCACCCGGCATCATTATAGTGGTCGTACCAGATTGCCTATTCCTTTTTACAACGAAGGCTCATCTTGTGATCTTGTTGTTACTCAGGAAGAAGCAGTGCGTCGTCTTGGAATGCAGTATGTTGATATCTCAACCAAGCCAATTCCTAATGACTCTACAATTGCTTTTGGCTCTGGCTATTACTCCAATGACGAGCAAAAGGCTTTTGCCTTAAAGTATGATTGTAGCGTTGCAAAGGCCCCTAGCAAGACACAGTATTATGTTTTGTCTAACGATGAAGAGCGTTCTCTTAATCATATTGTAAAGTACCCTCAGGGTATGATGAAGGCTGCTCCTATTAAGGCAGTTATTGCAACACCACATGCTATTAAGAATGCTCTTGAGCGGCATTTTCTAGACAATCAATCAGCAATCAAGGATAACATTGTTAAGCTACTTGTTGGTACTCGTTCAATGGATTCTAGCGGTGCTACTAGCCGCGGCAATTATCAACATAGTCCTTACGAAGCAATACTTGAAACTATTAAGTATGGCTATCTTGGCCCTGTTTATAGCAGTCCTTATTCTGATTTGAAGATAGAGGAAATTACAGGTAGAGGTCGCGTACTGACTTCTCCTCATTTCGCTTTTGACTGGGGATGGCAAAATCGCATCCTTAGAGGACTAGATGTTCCAAAATCTAATAACCCAACTGGATATGCATATAATGTTCTATATAATGTTCCCATGCTTTATATGTCTTTTATGTCTGATGCAGACATCCTAGATCTTAAGAATGGCCCTAAGCTTGAAATGCCTTTGGCTCAATGGAATGAGTGGGGGGCCAGGTGGGAAAGAAAAAGTGCTGGACAATACTATGGCAATAGCTATGGTCTTAACAGCGGATCATTTTCTTCTGAGGTTACTCCTGCAAAACTAGAGATTGATCTTCTAGATACTGATCACTATGAAGTTATAAATACTGATAGATACATTGCACTGGAAACTCATTTTGATTCACTAGACCGTTTGTTTGGATTTCTTTCTGAGAACCCTGACATTACGGTTGTAAGTGAAAGTACGTTTGTCTCTCAGCTAAAGCAAAGTAATCCTACTTTGAATCTTACAACATATGATTCTTTGTATGGTATGCTCCGAAGCGAAGATCAAAACACTAGAAAGACTGCAAGTAAAATGCTTCAGTCTTTTGACTTACCTGAACTTGCTCCAGATCAAAACTATAATGGATCTATTTGGCAAAATTCCGAAGAGCCTAAGTCTTATGCTCTTCATATGGCTATGGATCTTGTGGCTAACTCTAATGTTACAGGCGCAAGTCTCAACAAGTGGGTTCAAAAGAAGGTTGGCGAGACTCTTACTAGTCTGGTTAATAGTCGTAGCAGAACCAGAAATGGATATGCATCGACTCCTTATCAGTATGGTGTAAATAACTATAGACGTTCATTCTGTGGATTCAATGAGAAAGATGCTCATCCAGCAATGCCCTATGATGATAGGGCTAAGTGGCACGAGATCGTAAATGCTATTAATGAACTTGTTCCTGCTTACTTTGACGAGCAGACAAAGCATATGCCTAAGTACTTTAATACTTTTACAATTTCTATTGTAAAGAATAAGACCTTTGAAGCATACACTGCAATGTATGTGGATCTTACTAGCAGGGAAGACAGTCTTACCCAAGAGGAAAAGATTAATCTTGGATATCTTCAATTGTTTATGAGACATTACGTCGAGTATACATTTACAAGATACTACCTTGGTCAGAGCAATAATATTGGCTATGATTTAAATGTCAAATGTGGGGCCGATATCCCAGCTGCTGCCGATGCTAAGCTTATGAACTCAATTTTCGGTGAGTATAAGAAGAAGTTTATTCAAGCTAAGGCTAAGGCTCTTGCCAATCCTGTCAAGTACATGGAAATTCTAATCAAGAACGAGACGGATTATCGAGTAAAGTATATTCATAGTCTTTCTGGATATAGATCTGAGTTAATTGCTGATTATGCTAATCAGTCATTCCTTCTAGGATTTCCTAAGAATATCATTACTCAAGGTCGTCCTGATATTACAGTACAGTGTACTGAAATTCTAGACGTATTTGACTACTATATCGCTAATCTTTAAAGGAAAGTATGTATCTTAAGTACGACAAAAGATTACTCTCAAAAGACAAACCATTTATTTTTGCCTGCTCAGGTGGGCCAGATAGTATGGCTTGCTTGCACTTCTTAACAAAGGGTAAGCATAGTCAGCATGGCATGGTGGTATTTATCCATCATGGCACAGTAACCTCTGATCTTTCTGAAAAGATTGTTAGAGATTATTGTAAGGCTCATTCTTGGCAGTTTAAGTCCTTGGCTATCAATCCAGATAGACCAATGGCTTCTAGTCGAGAAGAGTACTGGCGCGACGAGAGATACAGACTTTTTGGTCAAGTAGCAGCGAGTTTTAGCGCTTGTAAAATTATTACAGCTCATCACTTAGATGATGCTGTCGAAACATACCTTTTTAATACATTGAATGGCAAAGCTTATACTATGCCATTCAGTCGTCGTTTAAAAGAAGATTCAAATGTCTTTGTAGTTAGACCTTTCATTAGAAACAAAAAAGAATCTTTACTAATGTATTGCAAAGAAAATAATCTTTGCTATTATGTTGATCCAACTAATTTTGATGGCTCAAACATGAGATCTTACATTAGGAAGAACATTGTGCCTCACGCACTATTCGTAAATGCTGGTCTATATACTGTAGTGGAAAAGATTCTTTATCCACCAAATAATAAAGTACTATTTGAATACATTTAGAAAAGTAATTGTACTATGGTGCAATTTGCTTTTCTTGGGGATGGGATATCCCCTCTTTTGGACTCATATCTCAATTGGTCAGAGAAGACGGCTCATAACCGTTTGGTTCTAGGTTCAAGTCCTAGTGGGTCCACTTTATTTTGTCTGCTATTTTGCGACGGTAACTCAGTTGGTAGAGTAGCGGACTTTTAATCCGTCAGTCGAGGGTTCGAGCCCCTCCCGTCGTACTGATATCTTATTGTTAATCGGGATGTAGCGCAGTGGTAGCGCGCTTGCTTTGGGAGCAAGATGTCGCAGGTTCGATCCCTGTCATCCCGACCATGCTTCAATAGCTCAGTTGGTAGAGCCCTGGTTTTGTAAACCAGTGGTCGTAGGTTCGAGTCCTACTTGAAGCACTTATAATTAGTTATTTGAAAATTAATCTGTAACAAAGGAGATATATTATGTTGTATCCTCACACTGATACTTTTTGGATTCCTAGTCTTGCTGGTGATTATCATACAGTTCAGACTCCAAGAGGGCCGCTTACGGCTTATATTGTAGAGCAGACTGATGAGATTAGACTTATTCGGCGCGATCCGTTTAGCCGAGTGTATTATGTTCTTGACCCTCAGATGTCTAGTAGCACATTCATGATGTCTGTTGCAGAATGGAATGGGGGCAAGATGGTACAAGACGCATTCCCTATGCTTAGATCAGAGGAGCGTGAGTTCCTTCTTACTGGCATGGTAGACAGCTGGCCTGTTAAGGAACTATGATCACACTTGGCTATTGTTGTAATAGCATAGGGACGCATAAAACTAACTTTAAGACTATTACTCTTAAGAAAATTAAGACTCTTGACTTTTGGCCAGTTCCGTTTGATGGCAGTTGGCGTCATCTTGATGACTGGTATGCGCACTATGATCATATGGAAAGCGGCGCTAAAGTTCTTTTCAATATCTATGTTCATAATATTAAAGAGCTAATTGCTGTTCTAGATTACAACATTGCTAACAATATTAAGTTGTATAGAATTAGCAGTAGCCTTTTCCCGTTATGGAGTTATAACGTTAGCATACACGACTTTAAACCATCTAAAGTCTTTATCTCTATGATCAAAGGTAGGTTTGACGGTGCCTTTAATGGCCTTGAGCTTAAGCTGAAGAAGACTGTTCAAAAATATCTAGAAGGAGGCGGGCGATTAAGCATGCATCCTCCAGAGTTTGTTAGTCTTGGTGCTTCACCTGTTGTTCAGTTAGCATCTCAGTCAGAGCTCATTGCTCATGCTATGTTTCTTGACTGGATTGGCGCTCCTGAAGACTACTCTTGCCCTTTGAATATTCATGTTAGCAGAGGCGCTCAAGACCCAGCTATTACTGGAAATAATGTTAATGTTGGATTACTACATCTCCTTAAGATTTTTCCTAGTGCTTTTAAGCGAATTGTTCTTGAAACAGAGGATAAAGGTTGCTGGACATGGCAAAAACTTATTAAACATTTTCCTGGCATGCCTATTACATTAGATGTTCATCACTGGAAGATTAACAATGAAGGAGAATCGCTTACTGAAGCTCTTGAAGCATCTGCTGCTACGTGGAAAACACGTACTCCTTATGTTAAGAATATTCAGTTTGTAATAGATCATCCTTCTGAGATTAACAATACTTATTCTCAGCTGGATATTAGACGATATACAGACTTCTACTATTGGCGTTCTAAAGCATATAGTCCTTTAATGCATATTTCAGAAGGTAGAGATAAAGAATACGATAGATCTCATCATGATTATGTAAATGAGATTCCTGAGCTATTACTTTACGCACCTTTTGATATTAGTCTTGAAGTTGAAGCTAAGGCTAAAGACTTAGCTTATTTTGCATTGCGTGACAAGTATAAAGAACTTGTGGCGTAATGCCTTTGCTCAGGTGGCGAAATCGGCATACGCAGCAGACTTATAGAAAATTTGAGCCCTATAGGGGAAACCTTATAGGTGAAGACAATCAAATTCGGTGAAGGCTAAACTAGTTTACTAGCATGCTAATACCGAGCTAAGCCTTAAATGGCAAACGCACAGTTTATTCTCCATTACCTATGCTATAATATTGATATGAGAAAATATAAAGATTATACAGATCAGCAAATAATAGATGCTGTTAAGGCTAGTAAAAGCATTTCTCAAGTACTTAAAGTTCTTGGGCTAAAGCAAGCTGGAGGTAATTACGCAAATGTCCAACGGAACATCCAAAGACTATTGTGTGACACCTCTCACTTTACTGGCAAAGGTTGGAATAAAGATCAACAGTTGAAAGACTGGAGTTCTTATTCTAAAGCTGCTAATCTAAAACCTCATTTAATAAAAAAGCGTACTCATCAATGCGAACAATGTAATCTTTCAGAATGGCTTTCTGAGCAGATAAAATTGGAAATACATCACATTGATGGAGACAGGACAAATAATGTAGAAGAAAACTTGCAGTTGCTTTGTCCAAACTGCCATTCTATGACAGACTCTTGGAGAAAAGCAAACCATTTAAGGAAAGTGTAGAGACTAGACGGTTGTTACCTAATGTAGAAATACTATGGTAAAGGTATAGTCCAGACCACAAACGGCATATGCTGGTAGTGAAAACTATAGTGGTAAGAAAATCTGCCTTCCTTGGAATTACGGGTTCAAGTCCCGTCCTGAGCACTTATATTGGGAGTATCGCATAGCGGCAATTGCAGGGGACTGTAAATCCCCCGACTTCGGTCTACGTTGGTTCGAGTCCATCTACTCCCACTTATTTATTTACTTTATCACTGGAGATTCTACTAGAATGAAAGATGAACTAAATGAACTTTTAGATTATTTTGACAAGTTAGGCCAGCGGGCTATTGCTTGCAAACATTGGCAATGGAAAATTGGCATGTCCACTAGTAGTAATCAACGTGTTATTCGCATTGATTCTGATGGATATGTTCTAGGCTATCAAAGCTACATTAATTATCTAACACAGGTAACTCAAGATACAATTCCAGATCTTTCAGATCCTGCTACGCTTGGTTGCTTACTGGCTGTTGTGCGAGATGCGCATCGTGACCCCCGAATGTTCGTTGAGGCATACTCATTTCTTAGGGACAAATGGCGTTGCATGGGCGTTTCATTTTCTAGTGAATGGGTTGGCCCGACCGAAGCAGAAGCTCTTATTGTTGCCTTGGAAGCCGCGCCATAAATATCTATTACTCCCTATTGAAGATCTAAATAATAACTGGAGACTTTTATGGAAGATTTGAATCTAGAAGAGAGTGAAACTTATTGGGAAACAGCAATGCTTCATGGTATTGCTGGTGTTAATGATTGTTATGATCTTGAGCCGCCTTCTGGCGATAGAGAGGAATACTAATGGATCTAATTATAGTTAGAGAGCCTCTTGAGAGGGCTATGAAGTCTAAGCATTGGAAATGGATTGGAGGTATGCGCGTCTATTTTCCTGAGACTAAATCTTATATTCGTATTCCTGACGGTGAATACGAAGATCTTCCTGGTGGACTTCCAGATGTTAGCGACCCTGCAACAGTGGGATGTCTACTTAGTCTTGTCCGCTTAGCTTACAAGGACAATAGTATTTATGTACGAATGGGTGAAGGCAAAGCAATGGATGATCTCTATGCTATCCCCAGATGGGAAGTTAAGGGCAGAGCTTGTAATGCTTGGGGCTATCCTCTTGAAGGATTGGCTCTTATTGATGCATTGGATGGCGCTCCTTAAGGTATAAAATGTCTTATCTAAACCATAATATCCCTACAGTTACTTGTCTGATTCGAAACGAGTACTTGTTCAATCATACTAGTGGTCATGGGGAGTTTACTCCCTGTGACGTACACTCAGTAGCTTCTATTGAGAAACGGGTTCCATTGTTTGAGGCTTTTCTTGACAATGGAGTAAATTGGACTCGTCGTCCTATTACAGCTTTTTGTTGGAAGAAGGATGCGCCAATCTTGCCTTTGACAGAGCACGTTTACTGGGATTGTTTCTCGCCATACATTGATGTACAGGTTAGAGCGCGGCTAGCAGGACTCTCAGCAGAGCTTATTGGCCCTACTGGTACAAGACGTACAGGTAAGTATCTATTTACTTTAGACTGGTCTTGGGAGAACAAGGCGGGCGCGCTAGACGTCAACTTCTCAGAAACTCCAGAGCACAAGTGTGCTCACTTCTTTGCAGGTATGGATGGCAACTATTTTGCCTATCCGAACAATCGCTGCATTTGGATTGATTCTGCTTGGGTTAGTAATCGAATTCGTAATAATCCTGGCTACTTCATTGACATGAATATTTATTCCGTCGAAGATCTGCGTGCTATGCAGACAAGCGACCATTATATGACAGAATTCACAACCGTGGAGTAAAGCTTGAAACTAGACTTTAAGACTATCTATGTAGAGAATAATAACTATTCACAGCCTGAGCAAAACAGACTTGATTCTATTCTAAATAGATTTCCTGATGCGCAGGTTAAAAAAGTTGCTAGTCACTGGAAGATTCCAGATCTAGTAGATATGGATCCTATTGATTGGATTAAGGCCAAGAAGCACATCTTGGTCCTTGGTAAGCTTAAGATTCTAGAAAGCACAGTTAACGGTAGAAGTTCAGACTTTATTGCTCCATCACATAGTAATGGCTGCTTAAGTGCATGTCAGTATTGCTATGTTGCTAGGCGCAAGGGTGGCAGTAATCCTTTGACAGTATTTCTTAATAGTGAAAAGGTTGCACAAAGCATTGTAGATCATTGCAATGCCCTTGGCCCTAAGAACGAACCTAATCAATGTGATCCGGAATACTGGATTTATGACATTGGTAATAATAATGATGTTAGCATTGACGCAATGATTAGCGATAATCCATTTGTACTAATGGAAGCTATTAAGAGCACCAAGCATGGTAAGTTGACTTTTGCAACTAAAACTGTTAATATTGATCCATTCTTAAAGTTTGATCCTAGAGATCGTACAAGAATTCGTTATAGCCTAATGCCACAAACAGTATCTAAGTATGTTGATATTAGGACTTCACCTATTGAAGATCGCATTGATGCAATGAATGTACTTGTTGAGGCTGGCTATGAAGTTCATGCTAACTTTTCTCCTGTAATTATGTACGGAGATAAGCAGTGGAAAAAAGATTGGGTTGAGCTTTGGAAACTTATGGACTCCAAGCTAACAGATAAAGCTAAGCTTCAGATGAAATCTGAGGTTATTTTCCTAACTCATAGCTCTGACTTGCATGATATTAACATGCAATGGAATCCCAAGGGTGAAGAATTTCTCTGGACTCCTGAGAATCAGCAAATCAAAGCTAATAAAGCCGATGTGCTTTGCTATAAGTACGGACTTAAAGGTGAGAATGTCAAAGCTTTTTGTTCTGGCATTAAGAAATTTATTCCTTGGTGCCAAGTTCGTTATGCCTTTTAAGGAGATTCATGGAATCTAATAATTACTCTGCTTCTCGAGAAGTAGAATTTGTTGATATTGTTGTTGGACTTGCCTGGGGAGACGAAGGCAAAGGCAAGATTGTTAGCTCACTTGTTGACTACCAACAATATGACTTTGTTTGTCGCTTTAATGGTGGCCCTAATGCAGGTCATACTGTCTACCTTGATGGTAAGCAGTACAAGACTCACCTTATCCCTAGTGGTGTATTCCACGGCGTTCCCAGTATTATTGGCCCTGCTTGCGTAATTAACGTTAGCAAGTTTATGGCAGAGATTGCCTATCTTGAAGCTAATGGATTTGATACAAGCCTTGTTAAAGTTTCGCCTAAGGCTCATGTAATTACTCAAGATCACATTAGCTATGACACTAATTATCTTTCGCATCTTGGTACTACAGGACAAGGTATTGCTCCGTGTTACTCAGATAAGATGTTACGTAAAGGAATTCGGGCAGTTGAACTACTTGATCCTAAGTGGATCTGGGATGAGAAACTTTTTGGTTGCATTCTTGCAGAAGGTGCACAGAGCGTTTGGTTGGATATTGATCATGGATCATACCCATATGTTACTAGTAGTTCTACCTTGCCATATAATGCTTGTTCTCTTGGGTTTTCTCCTAGAGATATTTATCGTATTATTGGCGTTGGTAAGATGTACGATACAAAGAGTGGTGCTGATCCTATGTTTCCTGTTAGTCTTATGACGGATCCAGTTCTTGCTGAGATTGGCAGGCTTGGAAAGGAACAGGGTACAACTACTGGACGTCAAAGAATTGTTAATTATCTTAATCTTGATAAGATGATTTCTGCGATTCGTCTGTCTGGTGTAACTAATGTTGTCATTAACAAAGGCGATATTCTTAATAGGATTCAGGATGGTAATCCATTTAAATTTTATTATCAGAATGAGCTTGTTGTTTGCCAAGCGCTTAAGCAAATGCAGGATACTATTGCAGGAATTATTGAAAGAGAATGTCCTAATCTTCTACAGGAAGAGGTGATTTTCTCTGATCATCCAGAAATTGTTAATTGGGAGGAATATTTTCCATGGAACAAGTAGAAACTACTGATGATAGTGTAACTAATTACTTTTTGCCTACCCTTTATAGGAAGGTAAATGGCAATAAAATTGAGGAATGGACTATTGCCGTTTTAGGTAATGGTTCATTTTACACAACAAGTGGGCATATTGATGGTGTTAAAACTACCAGTAAGCCTACTGTTTGTGGGCCAATGAATGTTGGCAAGAAAAATGCGACTACTGCTGCTGACCAGGCAGCTAAGGAAGCAAAGGCTAAATGGGATAAACAGATCAAGAAAGGTTATACTGAGACTGTCGAAAACGTAGATGAGGCTCTACCTTACCAGGTAATGCTCGCTAAGAACTACGATGACTACGCAGATGACATTACTTGGCCTGCTTATACTCAGCCTAAGCTAGATGGCATTCGGTGCCGGATCAATAAGGATGGTATGTGGACTAGAAACAATGAAAAGATTGTTTCATGCCCTCATATCAACTCAGCTCTTGAGCCATTCTTTGAGAAATGCCCAGATGTACAACTAGATGGCGAGCTTTACAATCATGAATTTAAGGATAACTTTAATAGGATTGTAGAGCTTGTTAAACGACAGAAGATTGACGATGCTCAGCTTGCTGAAAGCAAGAAGTATATTCAATTTTGGTGCTACGACAATATGGTAAGTGGTAACTTCATTGACCGTCTTAAGTTCTTTAAGCAATACAATACGTTTGGTATGAAACTGATCGACATGAAATATGTCACAACAGTTGAAACACACACTGTAAACAGCCAGGAAGAAGTCCAGGCTAAGCTTAGTGCATATCTTAAGGAAGGATATGAAGGTCTTATGCTTAGAAGAAATACTGCTTATGAAAATAAGCGAAGTAAGAATCTTCTAAAGCTTAAGAAGTTTATCGATAGCGAGTATGAGATTGTTAGTGTTGTTGAGGGCGAGGGGAACAAGTCTGGCATGGCTGGGGCATTTACTCTGGTCATGTCAGACGGTCGCCACTTTAATAGTAATATTATGGGCCCTCATGATTATCTTGTGAGACTATGGGAGAACAAAGATTCACTTATAGGTAAGCAGGTAACTATTCAATATTTCAATCTTACCCCTGATGGGGTACCTAGGTTTCCATATGCAAAAGCATTAAGAGACTACGAATAAAGGAAATAATTTATGGAGTATAACCTCAGTAAGAAAGAACTAGGATATATTCGAGTTGCTATTAAACAAGCTAGACGATCCAGTTATGAGAGGTTCTGCCATGGCGCAGTCCTCATTAAGGGTGGTACAATCATTAGTACCGGTTTTAACACGGTCAAAGGTTCCCCATTCCTAAAGCATAACTTCCCGAATAGCTTGAGAGATACGATGCACGCTGAGATGACATGTCTACATGGATTCCCTACTAGCGACCTTAGTGGTGCTAGCTTGTATGTAGTTAGGGTTCAACCTAACACTCTTGAGCTTAAGAATAGTAAGCCTTGTGCGCTCTGCGAAGAGCTCATTAGCTGGTATCCTTTGAAAAAGGTAATCTATTCTAATGGAGGAGGGTTGTTTAGCGCATTGTAATACAAGGAGAAAATGCTTACGAAAATACTAATGTTGCTGTCATTCTGGATTGTGCCAATGAGAAATCTCATTGAGTACGATGCGATTAAGGCAACAGACACATATCGGATCTTGGATAAATATGAATACATCTCTGATTCAGATAAATACTTAATCTCGGATGCAATTGAAAAAACTTCAATTGACAAAAAGTTATCCAAGCAAGAAAAAGCAATTGTTCTGGCCGTCGCATTCCAAGAAAGCAGATTTACTAAAGAGGCAATTGGCTCTTCTGGTGAATGCGGCCTGTATCAACAGATACCTAAATGGCTACCTAATAAAAAATTGCGTAAAATGAAATACAATGATGCTTGTGATCTTCTTAAGAATCCATATAGTGGAACTAAAGAGTTCATAAATACTTATAGGCACCTTGAGACACGCTACAAAGAAGATTGGCCTTGCCATTATAATCAAGGTATTGTATGCGGAGCTAGAGGCTATGCCTATCTAAAAAATCATTATCGACTTAGGAGACAGTTTGAGCGTCAACAAGATAGATACGCTAAACTTAACTAATGATCAGGTTATCTGGCAGATAGTAATATGGTTCTATACTAAAGTATTAAATATTACTGATTACTTCAGTGATACACTTTTAGTTGACATGAAAGATATTACCTTTCCAGAAACTCTAAATACTTTAGACTTAGATAAATACTATTATGATTTAAAAACTTATGCAGCTATAAAAGACTATACAAAAAAATGTGAACAACATCCCGACTCTAGAGCGTTCTTTGTACTCACGTTAGCTATATTCTTTTATTTACATATGAAGTTAGGTCATAACATAGTTTTTTATCCAAGTGAAAGTTTTAGGAAAAAGAACGTATTCCTTATAGAGGAGGAAAACACTGTCTACTATATTAAAAATGGAGACGATGCAACCTATGATTCTATAAGGAATATTGTTCTTGATCTTAGTAAAAAACATAAAATATGTCACTACAAAATATTAACTTTAGACAAAAACTTTAAGAAGACTAAAATGTTTAAACATTTTGTTTTTGATTTTTCTTGTTTGTCTGATTTGAATGACAAAACAAGACATCTAGAGGAGTAGAATGGATATAGAAAAGTTGATTGCAAGGATTAGACAAGAAAATTTGTCTAGTCTTTTGTATGGAACTAGACTTGTTGGTAATTACATTGGAATTTTTGGTCTTAAAAACCGACCAGATGATATTGACTTTAAAGAAACTGGGACGCTTGAAGATCTTGATATTAAAGCAAGTGTTGATAAGACTACAAAACTTATAAGGAAATCTATTCCTGGTGATTTTTGTCTTATAGCATATCCCAGTAATTTTGCTCCTCTTGGAGATGAGAGATACGCAATTCAATATAATTATCAAATTATTGATTGTGATATATATGCCTATTTAATGTGTGTACAAGCAATTAAAGCTAATAAACTTAAGGTTGTAGATAGCCCGTATTCTGATATTTTCTATTTCGATGGAAGATTTGTAGACCTATCTCATTACCTACTAGACCATATACATGACTATACGTTTTTTCTAAGTGAAAGATCGTGTCTTATTCCGTATATGTATTCTCGTAGGACTAAAGGAATTTACTCAGGAGACAATGTTGAAGACCTTTTGTTTAATTTGCCCAAGGTTGTTAGTGCTGAAAACATAAAAGATATTTTTTCGCTTATGACTATATTGTCTAATATTAACTCTAATCAAAACTAATCAAAGGATACAGAATGTCAGACACAACTAATTCAAATCCCTCAGCTAATATCCGTTCTACCTCTGAGTACAATGTTACTGCTTACTGGCGCAACATTGACACTTACACCACGACTGGCAATGATATCTTTGCTGTTCGTGCACGTGATATTGGTCATTCATGTGGGATTTCCACTGCTCAAGTGAGCCGTGATCTTAAGATTACGACGACTGCTCTTACTAATCTTGTTCGTAATCGTAACAAGACTGATGGTAAGTTTGACAACGTCATTACGACGCTTGTGCGGGCCCGTGAGTACCGTACTCGTACTGGTAAGGTGCATCCTATGCATCGCTCACTAGTCCATGCTGTATCCACCAAGTATTCAACTCGTGTGGCTGCTGCTCTAGGTGGCATCTCACCTAGCACTGCTAGTGTCTGGACTCAGCATGAGCGTAAGGAGATCTCTCGCCGTTACGCCGAGTCCTTTCTCACTGACCTTTCTAGTATTAATCCAAATACTTTCAATACCAGAGATATCTCTAAGTAGTAGGATTTAAGCTATGGGCCTTATACTAGCCGCTGTATTTTTTGGAATATTACTAGGTTACTCAACCTATCATACATTTACAAAATTACCTATTAGAGTTCAATTGTTTTTCTTCAAACATGAATTCCTATTTGACGCTGCGGTTACATTTGCAAATCTATTGTTTATAACTGGCATTTCAATGTCATTTACAGCAGTAGCTGCAGGAGTAATTAGTGAATTTACTTGTTTATTCCTATTTAGTTTAAGAAAGAAACAACTATATAACACTATATAAGGAGCATTATGACTACTAATGTTTTTAAGTCAGATGAGAGGGTTACTTTTTCCAGTGCTTTGTTTGTTCGTAAGCACGATTACAGTGAGCATTCTTGTCAAGTCTATCAGATTTCAGAACTAAAGAATTCTAATATGTATGACAACGCAAGCTATCTTGCTACTTTGTATAACCGGAATAGAGGAATTTTTTCAAAGAAGAATCGCATAGAGACTGGCCTGTCAGTTAGGTATGTAACTACTGCGGCTTTTCGTCTTGGTGATTCTGAATTTGCTTTTGCTTTGTCTGTCCATAATCCTGTAGATCCTTATGATAAACATGAGGGCAGAAAGGTTGCTTTGTCTAGGCTTAAGCGAGCTTTTCTTGGTCGACCAAATACCGATAAGTTTGTTTGGATTGCTGACTATTCAGTCACTGATTCTACAACAAAAATTCGCATTCATCCTTTGACTGCACAGGCAAGAATGGAGTATCCTATATATGAAGAGGTTATAGATTCCTGTGATCTACAATTTGGTACCCCAGACAGACCTGACTTTAGAGCTCTTGCGAAAGTTGCTTATAAGCTTATCTCTGATAAGGTTTCACAGGCAAATCCAAAATACGATCTATCAGACTATCGCACTATATTGAAGTAAATAAAGGATATTAATGGATATTAATCAAAAGAAATTGTCATTTGCATTGAAGAATTATCTAACCGATAATCAATGTGTCTTTACAGTTACTTATCATTAGGAAATAAATAAATTAATTATGTCAAAGAATTATAGAGAAGATTTCTCAGATCATGAGATTAAAGGCTTTAAGGCTCAAAAGAATGAGCGCAAATCTAGGGATTCAAATCCTGCCGAAGAAGAGGACGGAGTATCTTGTCCGAAATGTAGGCGATTTTTAACTTATACTTATTTAGCTAGAAATTCTAAGTGCTATAGCTGCGAGAGCTTTATAACTCTTACGGACTAGAGGAGTAAAATATGGCGACTATCTTAGAATCTAATAAGAAAGTTGCTGATTTTATTTCATACTTACAAAGTATTGAAATAGCTCCTGGATTTTCTATTTTAGATTCTTTTGAAGATTTTGAAGATTATCTATTTCTTTATTTTCAAAGGCAAATCTGGAATCGAGAAATTTTTGACATAACTATTAAAGTAGGAGACGTTCTAGGATATAGGACCTCCTACTTTTTTTATGACAAGAAAACAAATAAAATGGCTGTCTGCTATGTAAGGGACACAGAATGAGAAATATAAATTCAGACTCAATTACCAATACTGCAGATGCTATTGGCGATCTTGTTGCTGAGAAAAATCTTGCCTATGGTGATGCTTTTTCAAAAGCTGGTGAAGTATTAAAAATTTTATATCCGAATGGTGTTTCCACGGATAAGTACCTTGATATCTTAGTTACAGTTCGAATTCTTGATAAGTTATTCCGAATTGCTAACAGTAAAGATGCCTTTGGCGAAAGCCCATGGCAAGATATTGCAGGTTATGGAATTCTTATGAGTGCTTACTCAAATGCAGAAATAGAGGAGAAATAACAATGACTTGTATCCTAGGATATTCAAATACAGGCGTCGACACTACTACCGGAATGCCTACCAATATGGATCTTGATCCATTGCTTAAATCTGTTTTACTGAAAGCCGATAGCCGTGTTAGCTATGCTGATTATGGTTTTATGCTTAAGCAACCTAAGATCTTCATTCGTGATGATATTATGTTTGGTTATGCTGGTGTTCTTAAGGATGCCCAGCTATTTCAGCATACTTACTACGAGCTCATTCGCCCTGATGATGTAAGCGATATTGCTTATATTCACAACGTCCTTAACGAAATTATTCCTGCAAGTATGCAGAGTAAGATAGTTACTAAAGGTCGTGGCATGGACGATATGGATCCACTACCAGCTAGTAATCTTAATTTGCTTGTTGGTTATCGTGGCAATCTTTATCACGTAGACGCGTTCCTTTGCGTGACCCTTCTAGCTGAGCCATTTCAGGCCACAGGTAGTGGGCAACCTACAGCTCTTGGCGCATACTCTCTAGCTAGACGCTTGGGTCTTCTTGACCCAGCTGACGACGATGAGACGCATGTCATGTTTGACGGCGAACAACTACTAGATACCGTTATGGATTCAGTTTGTGATATCCATATGGGAGTAGCTGGTCCATTCTGTATGGTCGAACAAGTATATAATACTGAAACCAAAGAAACAATCTATGTTGTAAAGGAAACTTACAGTGAAGTAGATACTATTTTCACTAAGCCTTTTCCTCATAAGCTATCAATCATTTATGATACTGATGACCAATTTGTACAGTATGGCAAGTCTCATACTCCTAAAACAAAGTCAACTCCAAAGGCAGCTTCAAATAAGAAGACTAAGGGTAAATCAAAAAAGAATTCTACAACCGATAAGAAAAAGAAAGGATCCGATTAATTATGTCTAACTACAAATATAATGGCTTACATTTAATTTATGATGCTGGCGCTAAGTCAGTGCCTTCAACTGATAGATTAAATCCTCTTAATGATCCAAGTATGGGTCATAAAGTTGTATCAGCCCTTGTAGATGCAATTGATATGACATTAATTGTTCCTCCACTTACTATAGAATTCCCACATAATAAGTGTGAACTAGAGCGAGTCCTTCAGCGCTTAAATGCTGAAGGGCTTGCTAATTCTACTACTGCCCAGTTTATTGCTGGTGCTTTGAAGGAACGCGCTGAGCAAACTTATGGCTATAGCACTATTGCAATGATTGCAGAATCACATATTGCATTCCATACATTTCCCGAACAGGGATTTGTAACCGCTGATGTTTATTCGTGCAAAGATTTTGATGCAAAGCTTGTTGAAGAAATATTTGACAGGATGTTCTTTCCTGGTTCAAAAGATATTGAGAAAAGTGTTCATATGGTCCGTAGAACTTTGGACCTATCTCGTTTCGCGGAGTAAAAATGTTTTTTAAGTTTGAGGATGCGGTAGCTGCAAATTATCAGCTTGCCTATGATGATGTTTTGCTTAATCAGGCCCCAGTGTCTGATATCAATAGTAGATATGGATCAAATATTAGTCCTTACCACAGGAATGAAAATGGGTATTATCAGAAACCTTTTGATGCTTTGCCAATTGTTGCTAGTCCTATGCCAGGCATTGCCGGCCATAATTTTATGGACGCAATCACTGACTCCAGCTATAAGCCTTTTGCAGTGTTTGCTGACAGGTTTCGCCCGGAACATGAGCTAGACGAAATGTATATGAGAGGCTGTGGCATTAGCATTGGCCTTGATTATTCGATTGACAAGTTGCTTAATAAAGTTAGCGAGTATGAAATTGCTCACGTTCTAGTTGACATTGCTAATGGCAATCTAGATAGTATGTATGACTATCTGGTAAAGCTACAGAACCTTCGCTTTGATGAAGGTGTCTTTATCTGGGCCGGAAACGTAACCAACGAGCTAGCTTATAGTCGCATTGCTAGTCTTTGCGATTATATTCGTGTAGGCATTGGTGGGGGTAGCGCTTGCACTACTCGTCTTAATACTGGTGTTGGTGCTGGTAATGTTACTGCACTTGCACGTTGTCATGCTGAGCGTAAGCGACTAGTCTATACATATCCTAAGGACGCCGCCGCTCCAGCTTATATTGTGGCTGACGGTGGCATCCGGAATAATGGCGATATCTGCAAGGCTCTTGCTTCAGGGGCAGATCTTGTAATGCTTGGAAAGATGTTTACTGCTACATCTGAGAGTGCCGCAGCCCCAGTACTAGACGAAAAGACTGGTATCTGGTACAAGGAATACGCAGGACTTGCTAGCTCTTTCTATAATAAGAAGAGCAGCATTGAAGGCCAGTCTGGGCTTATTCCTATGACAGAATCTGTTGTAGAGATGCTTAAAGGTATTGAAGGCAATCTTCGTAGCGCTATGAGCTATACTAATAGCCATAGTCTTATTGAGCTTCAAAACTGTACTAAGCTTATTTGTTCTCCTAATATTACCGTTGAAAATAACACTTCACTAGTGAGATAAAATGGAAGAATTTGACATTAATGCCTTTATTGACGATCACGCCGATGAAGATCTAGATACGCTTACAGTCTTTATTCCTGATGAACTTAAAATTGACAGTGATGAAGAAGAAGATTTTGGTAAGTATGAACACGAAGAGCTACACAATTCTACTTTAGATCTTGTGGCAGCTGTTCATCCTACTGAGGATACTATTACTAGAGATGCAGCTATTAGCATTTATCCTACAAGCAATTCAGATGTAGAGACTTTGTCTTACGTTAGTAGCTGGTTTGATTACTATACTGATAGTGGTAAGAAGTATTGCAATAAAGTTAATCTTTATCTAGAGATTGCCGATTTGTCTGACTGGTCTTTTGGTCAAACCCAGGTTATGGACTTTGACTCACTTAGAACCTCGACTCAAAGAAATGATCGGAAGATCTACTCAAGCCTAGTCAATAGAATTCTATAGTGATTGCTAAACATTTTTGGCAGCTATTCCAGCCTGCCGATAGGTTTGGCACACCAATTAGTAAAACATCTATCTCAGCTTCAAGCAAGGCTAAACAGCCAGGTCTTACTGGGGTAGATTGTTTTAATTTCTTGCTTAGCAAATATAGCGCAAATCAAATCCTTAATAAGAATTCAGATTTAGATATATATATTTCTAAGGTTCTAAAGACTGATCAAATATATAGTGCTCTTGATGACTTCGGAATTGTAGGTGTATTTACACTAAGCACACTCCCTGGTCATTATAACTATGTATGGCGGGATGAACTCAACCAGAAACCTAGTCAGAAATTCTTAATTTTTACACTAGATAGTAATATCTATTTTGTTTGGCTTTCTTTTTTACTTAGAAAACCAAAGGCTTATCCTATTGTTACTTCTGTTCTTTTTGACAAAATTAAATCTGATTATTCAGATTTGATTACGAAGTCAGAACTAACTGATATAGATAAATTATTTATTAAAGATTTTGAACTAATCATTCCTCATGTGAATCTATGATCTTTGACAAAGAAAGTTTTTATTCAGCTATTGGCAGGCAAGAAATTAAAGACTGCACTAAGTGCAAGGATTTATGTGCTTCAAGAAGCCGTGTCGTAATTGATAAGTTTACCAAAAATACAGTAGCTCCATGGGACCATAAGACTTTACCTATTCTAGTAATCGGTGAAGCTCCTGGCGAGACGGAAGATCAAGTTGGTCTTCCATTTATGGGTGTAAGTGGTAGAGTTCTTGATACCTATCTAAGGCAATATGATTTAATTGATTTAACATATGTAACTAACATTGTTAAATGCCGACCTCATAAGAACCGAACTCCTACTCCTGAAGAGCTTTCTAATTGCAGTCCATATCTTGCTAAGCAGATTATTAATCTAAAGCCTAAGGTAATTGTTACGCTTGGCAAAAGTGCAATGGCTGGCTTAGAGATTACCGGAACAATTAAAGATCCAAAGTCTGTTGATTGGAAAAAGCCGGATGCTGTATCTTCTTTTACTCTGGATGGCCAAGACTATCCTGTTATTCCAATCTACCATCCTAGTTACTATCTTCGTCAGAAGAATGCTCTAACAGAACAAGATTGGGAACTTTTTCAATTTAATTACTCTCATAAGTTTAAATATATTAATAATTTTATTAATGAAATCAATGACATGTAAAGATAATCCTGTGCGCTAACGCGCATTTTTTGTTTGGATTTTTCTTCCAATTACTCACCAAAGGGGTACAAATGTCAAAGTCAAACTCTATTGACTTTTCTGATATTAGTGAAAATGAAGTTATTGAAAAGTATTGGACACCTCCAACTCTTAATTATGGTGGTCAGTATGGCGCATATGAGACAATCTATGCAACTGCAAACTACCTTAGTATCGGAGATGTAGGCGATCCTGACTGGAGAGAAGCTCGAAGACTACCTTTCGGAGATGAAGCACTTGAAGCTCTTTACCCTGGTAACAGAGCTCTTAGTTTTATTCAATATCCATGGGAGCATCCTGATGCTGACACTGACACAGGCAATCCTGTAAAAAGTTATCTTGAGAAGGACTCTGGTATTGAATGGGTTATCTTGGAGATGAACAAGACTGAAGTTGGCTCGGAACGATACAATCATTTGTCTGAGTTTCTTGCTGAAGCAAGAGATTACAACAATCGACAAGTCGAAGAGGAAGGCTTTATTCACGCGCCTTCTTGGGCAATGGATGCTATTATCTACTCCCAAGAGCATTCATACAATGAAGAGCATACAAAGCTAATTGAAGAATTCCTGCCTAAAGGCTCTCAAGCTGCAAGAGTTATTTCCTCTGCTCCTTACGCGGATGGCAATACTATTGAGACAATGAGAGATATTCATCATGAATATACTATTTCATTTCAGGAGAAGGGTAGGCTTTATACTTTTGCCTTAAAAGATGGCAAGAAGACTTATGGACCTTACGGCGGGAAAATTAACTCTATTAAATTTTACAGGGGTAAGAATACTTGGGAGCCAAAGGCTCAAGAGTTTAGACTTGAGGAGATGTATAAGCTTTTACACTCTGCCTCAATTACTCCTATCTTTAATAGTAAGATGGAACTAGAGCGAATCCAGTATCCTGATATTACTTTAGACAACCTTAAGTATGCCAAAGAGAATTACTCCTTGCTTGCTAATGCAATTCATGAAGCTAATTTCATTACTGGCAGCATTGTTGGTCATATTAGAAAGCTAGAAGAAGATATCTTTTGGGAAACTTTAGATAAAAAGCTTCGCAAGGATAGAATTTATTCTGGAATTAGAGACACAGCACGCGAGCTTAATCTATCAGGGATTACGCCTAGACAGATTGGCAAAGACGGCATGTCTAAAATTTTAGAAGACTTTCCTAAGATTCAAGCAGAGATTGAAACTAGAATCCAAACTCCATACTATGTTCTTAACGTGGGCCGCAATACAACTGTAGCTGTAACCCCTGATAAGACTTTAGCTGATATGTTTAAAACTGGAAGTGCTGAAGATCTTCTTTACTTTATGCTTCCTGAGAAGATGCGCATAAAGCTTGGCTCCCTTGAGGATACTATTACACAATACGGATACGACAGTGAAGAGTATAGACGCTGGAAGATTGCAGCAACTAAATTCCTTACCTCTGACAAATCCAAATACACAACAAAGTCATTGCAAGAGATGGTTTGTCTTTATAACATAAGCCATAAGGTTAAAGTTATTCGGCCAAAGACCCTAAGAGAATATGGTTGGCTTCTTGCTGAGATTCCATTTACTCGCACTCAAATCAATTTGATGAGTAACTGTCTTGATTTGTATGGCAAGGCTATCATTGCTACTCAGCAAAATAGTCCTTCAATCAAACCACTGTATGCTAGAATCAAAAACTTTCTTGAATATCAGATTCAGAATAATAAGATTCCCAAGCATATTCTTTTGGAAATTGCGAACATGCGCAATATTTCTTTTGTATATAACTTAGAGAAAACCGAAATTACTAATAAAGCCGAAGCTAAGAAACTTTTTGAGGCTGGTCTTGCTAGTGATACTGAGATTAAGGTTGGAAATTATTTAAAGATTGAATTAATGTTTGATTATATTTTTGATAATCCAAGCGATGTCTTTCGATATATTTCTAATTTTGGTCCCAGCATTAAGGCTGTGCAACTTGCACAGTCAAGTTTAATTTGATATCTTAATATTAAGCCCGAAAGGGTTTATTTTTTACCTAATACATAGTGAATACATGACTAAAAGAATTGATTTTGCAAATCTTTTTGAGAATTTTGAAATTAAGTTTGATCCAAAGAGCATCCTAGTAGATACGAAAGATAATCGTTGGCATTATAACAATGAAACAATTACTACATCTGAGAAAGAACCACTTGGTTCTATGGCAGTAGTAGCAGAATGGCAAGAAGGAAGACTCTTGTCTTTTCCTGACTTTACCATGCGGGTTTCTCTTACAAGCATTAACGATCCTGATAGGGTTGTTGTTGCTACTCTTCCTTTCTCAAGTTCTGTATATGAGAAGGGAACATATGAGACCAATGCAGAAGCCGAATACGCTTACTATGCATGGGAGTGGGGCCTTCAGCTTTGGCAGTTCGTATACAACGCAGTAAAGAAGACGCCTGCAGCTGCAGAGTGTGCTTTCCTTTATCGTAAGTATAACAACGTTTGTCATGCATGTTACGGAGAAGGAATTGATCCTAATGTTACTCCTGAGTCGACAACTCTTTGTTACATCTGCAATGGGTCAGGATACTTCGAGCATGTGAAGAAGTAATGGCTTTGCTAACACTAATAATTGCATTACTAGGTGTTGCTGGTGTTACATACACTCTTTTATCTACTCTTAATAAGGTAATTAAAACGATCTATTACTGGGAGCGAGAGATTATCTTTGTTGATTATGTTAATCCTAAGGAAATTTATATTCAATTTCCCAACGAAGCATTGACTAGCGATACTCTTTCAAAAGATATTGAAGTAGATGATCTACATGAAAGGTTTCAATTTGCAGCTAGTGAAAATGAAACTGTTTATGTTCCCTATGCAAGCTTGCTAGCAGGGATTGTTGACATCTTCTTGGGTTATAGAAATGTAATCGGCGCATTGCAGAATGCAGAAGAAGAATACATTGATGATCCAGAAGAACTTGAGCTTTTTAAAACTGCTAAGAAGTTTGATTTTCCTAGTGTGATGAATGGCCTTGATACCTATAACATATATACAAAATATACTTTATGGGATTTACAAGAAGATAAAGAAATCCGCATTTCATCTGCCAGTGATTACTCTGCTTTTGTTAAGCTAGTAATTGAAAACAAGTCTAATCTTTCCTATAGAACACACTATATGGTCTATAAGAAGGTTGGTACAAAAGAAACTGGTGAGCTTATAAGCGAATTAACTACTATCTTTAATATTGGCCAAGCTTATAATGATTTATCAAATAAAACCCCAGTAATGGATGTTACCCATTTGTCGGAGAAAAAGGATGCTGGAAAGAACTAATGATTTAATTCCATGTCTTGATCATGGTTATGTTAAACTAATTGATGTTATGCCTCATGCTGATGCAGAGGATCTTTCATTTAATACTAACATTGCTGACTATGCAATTATTGATGCTGCTAGAGTTAGTTACCAGTCAGGTACTACTCGTAAACAGTCAGATAAGCAATTGCTACGTTATCTTATGCGTCATTGGCATACTAGTCCATTTGAGATGGTAGAGTTTAAGTTTGAGATGCGTTTGCCTATCTTTGTTATGCGCCAGCTAGTTCGTCATAGAACTGCTAGTCTTAACGAGGAGAGTGCACGTTACAGTGTCATGGAAGATGTATTCTATGAACCTGATACTCTCAGAGCTCAAAGCACTACTAACAAGCAAGGCAGCGCAGAAGGAGATTTCAATCCTTTCATTGGTCCTAAAGAAACAGCAACAGCAGTTATGAATCATCAGACTGATGAAGCTTATAAGCTTTATCAACAGTTGATTGAAGCTGGTGTTAGCCGTGAACAAGCCCGCATGGTACTTCCTGTCAATCTCTATACACGTGTTGTGTGGAAGTGTGACTTGCTTAATCTTCTTAAGATGCTTAGACTGCGCCTGGATCCTCATGCTCAGTATGAAATTCGCGTATTTGCAGAGGCAATTGCAGAGTTTGTAAAGCTACATTGTCCTTGGACTTGGGAAGCATTCGAAGACTACTGGCAAGGTGGAGTTTCTTTCAGTAAAGAAGAGATAGATATTCTACGCTATCTTATTCCCTTCACTGGCAGTGAGAGTTTTAATGCTGCAAGTCAAGGAACAAAACTAAGCAAAGGCGAATTGTTAGAGTTTCAAGAGAAGTTTAATAGGATAGCCAATGGGGAAAGTTAAGAACTTGTTACTTAATTTTCTTAATAATTTGGAAGAACGTTTAAGTGACAAAGTTAAAACACTTCAAGACAAAGTAGATTCCTTTCCTCAAGGGGAAGAGAAGGTACCTTCTGAAATCTCTGAGGAAGAATGTCTTTTAATCAATACATTGTCTCAGGAATCTAATTCAAAAATTCTTAAATCTTTAGACTATAAG